CAGACTTATCAATAACAGTTACAACCGGTCAAGTTGAATTATTAACGGCCACACAAAACACCATTGACGCAATAATAGTTGACACTGACGCAATTAACGGAAAAGCAGATGATATGCAGGGCGCAACATTCAGCACATCCACAGATTCACTAGAAGCTATCCGAAATAGAGGTGATGCAGCATGGCTAACAGGCGCAGGCGGTAGCGCTCCAACGGTAGGAGAGATAGCCGATGCCGTATGGGATGAAATACTAAGCGGTCACGCTGTTATTGGTTCGACTGGCGCGGCATTGTCAGCGGCTGGCGGAAGTGGCGACCCTTGGGCTACTGCGCTACCAGGAGCCTACGGAGCAGGAACGGCTGGACAGATTATCGGAGATAACATTAATGAATCAATTTCTAGCAGAATGGCAGAAGCAAGCATTAACACAACGGGTGGAGCTGTAGATAACGTCACGTTGACAGCAACAACTACTACAAACACAGATATGCGCGGGACTGATTCAGCGAATACAGTAACACCTCTAGATGCAGCCGGAACTCGATCAGCGCTAGGTCTGGCTACCGCAAATATGGATACCCAGCTTGCAGTAATTTTAGACGACACAAACGAACTACAGCTAAATCAGGGTAATTGGGCGACAGCGGTCGGCTTTAATACTGTAGTGCCGCCATCGCTCGCACAGTTTAACGCAAGGTCCTTACCTAGCGATGATTATTTTGTAGCTTCTGACTTCACAACTGACGTTAATATCACTCAAATAAATGGTGTAACAATCACAGGTGACGGCTCAGCTACGCCGTTTGACGTATGAGTCTAGAAACTGACGGCGTATGGAAATCGGGAGTCTGGGCCTTTACGGTCTGGGCTGATGGTGTATGGCGAGAAGGGGACCCAATAACCCCGGCAAATCAAAGCGCTCGCATAACATATGGGCACGGCCTTAGTTCAAACACTGTCTTATCAATAACATCTAACACTTTAGGCGTTAAGAACAAAACAACCAAACTTCAATCAAAAACCAGCAAGCAGCGACCAAGATAGCTTGATATAAAAGAAATCGTTGCCACATAGCAAGCAATGATGGTATTATGCTGCTACAATATACGATTAGGAGAATGGTTTGGTTGACATACATGCAGCGGTTAAAATTGGATGTGTAAAAAAAGGCACTTCCATAACTGCAATAGCCTCAGATATGGGGGTTAATAGAAAAACGCTCTATTCTGCCATTACTGGAAATCCAAGCATAAAAACCATTGAAAGAATATCAAGGTCTTTAGATGTTCCGTTGTCTACTTTGATTAAGTGGGGTGAGGAATGAGTTCAGCAATGATTTACCTAAACCCCAACATATCAAAAGAAAATGCAGATAAGATTTTTATGGAGCATCAAGACAGAAAGAAATTGATAGTCGATGACTTTTTAGCCCACGCTAAAGAAAAGTGTAAAACGCCTGAACAGGTTAACGCTGCGGCAAGCGCTCTTTCATGCATTATGATAGCAATGGCGTAACTTAGGGAGTGAAAACAATGATTGAGAATATCCAGCATACTTCAGCTATTATTTTTATTGCTTTAGTGGTTTTAGCTCAAATTGACAGTTCATCGAAAAGTGAGACTTCACAACTGGTTCTAGGGGGTTTGTTAATTAGCTCTTTTGCTATATTAGTGATAACAAGCTTAATAAGGGTGTGGTTATGAAAATAATTAAACCTTGGAAGTTCTCAGATAGACAAACATGCACTATCAACGACAAAGAATATAATGTTCATTCAGCCATTATGCTATCAGAAGACTTGAAGGTTAAAACTCTGCCAATTGAGGATCTATATATATCTTATGGCAGCCCTTGCGAGAACTCACTAAGAAGCTTTTGTGAACATATGAAAGGGGTCGACGAAGCAGATTTAAAGTATCCAATATTATTAAATCAAGACGGATGTATCATTGATGGTAGGCATAGGCTCGCTAAGGCTCTAATACTAGGAAGGAAGACAATCAAAGTAAAAAGGTTTATTAAAGATCCAGACGCTTGCTGGAAGTGGGCCTAGCGGTCATGATCAAAGAATCTCCCAACGGTAAGAAGTTCATAGGTAGATGCTACAAGCGATCATTTCCAAGCAAGAGAGAAGCCAAGAAGATAATAAAAAAATCAAAGCAAAACACTAAAATGAAAAACGTCTATAAATGCAATCAGTGTGAATCATGGCATTTAACCCACCTTTCAGAAAAAGACTACCTTCAAAAAGTGGCCGACTTTAAATTAATAACATTCCTAAGAAAAGACCTAAATTGTTAATTTCACGGCTAATGGTATAATAGGCCAACAAAGGCATAATTAAGGCAAGGTATGGGAAATCACACGCCAACTAAAACCACACTTAAAAAAGGCGATAAGCTACCCCCAAGAGGCAAGGCTGCAAAGACGCTTATATTAGAGATGTTGAGAGAAGAGTCTCTACTTGGGCTTACCAAAAAGGCAACCAAGGAGCAGACAGAGAAAGCGCTTCTTAAGCATTTAGCCAAAAAAGCGTTTGATAAAGATGATAGCAACAGCGGAACATGCTTAACTCTTTTGATCAATAAAGGCTGGCCTAATTTGAAACCCTCTAACGAATCAGTTCATTTCGATTTTGATAAAGATGCAGATCCCCACTTACAAGCAAGCCAAGTAATGTTTGCCGCAGCTAGCGGTATAATCCCCCCCGATATAGCTAATACATTTATACAGTCAATTAAATCAATGGTTGACATTGAAGAATATACAGACCTCAAAGCTAGGATAGAGAAGTTAGAGGGCTTATTGAACGGTGAGGGCTAATCTCGCTAGAAGGCTTGAGGATATAGAGCCTCAAATACTATCAATGACTGGTAAGCTTGAACCTTCCGTTTATGGTGTGGTTGATAGAGTAGACAAAATTGATGGAAAGCTTGTTCCAAACTGCGTTAGAAAATGGAAAGGCACTATCGGCAATATGCTAGAAACGGACGAAGACCCCACCATATTTTTAATTGAAAAGTTAGAGCCTTTAATACTTAAACACAAAAAAAAGAAACTTATCTGGGGTGGTCGGGCTGGCACCAAATCAAGAATGGCTCAAGACGTTCTAGCGGGAGAGGTTAACTCGCAAGGCTCCAAAGTTTTTGTTATGCGTGAGCGAATGAAGTCTCTTAAGGAGTCTATCTACGCTGGTGTAGAGGCGGCAATTAGGCGATTAAATCTAGCTGGGTTCCTGTCTGTACCTTCAAAGGGTGAAATAAGGCATAGGACAGGGGGTAAGCTTACGTTTGGCGGCTTGCAGAATGTTATCGATATGAAAGGAGCGGTAAACTACAAGTTCTTTCTCGTCGAAGAAGCGGCAAGAATAAAGCAGAACACTATCGACACTCTCGGTCCCACGTTGCGAGATACTCCAGGAGCTGAGGAATGGTATTTATGGAATCCGGAATCAAGCCAAGATCCAATGTCATTAGAGTTTATCGTCCCATATCAAGCAGAAATAGATAAAAATGGATGTTACGAGGATGAGTTTCAATTAATCATAAAGGTCGATTTGGCTGATAACCCTTGGTTTGAATATGACGAATCGCTAGTTCAGGAATACACTTTAGCTAAACAAAAGAGAGATGACGGCAGAATGAGCAAATCAAGGTTCAATCACATCTGGCATGGGGAGTTTAATGACGATGTTGAAAGCTCTGTAATCATTGGTGAATGGTTCGATGCTTGCATTGACGCACACAAAAAACTTGGCTTTGCTGTCGATGATAATGGAGACACTTCGCCAAACGGCGGCAAGTTTGCAGCGCTTGATCCTTCTGACGTTGGCAATGACGCCGCTGGATATGTTGAAAGGCAAGGTGTTGTGTTCACTTGCTTGGATGAAATAGAGGCTCCCAATGGGAATAGGAAGTTTGATATTGCTAGTAGAATGGCTAAAGGGTTTGGCTGTGACTCATTCGGGTGGGATGGTGACGGACTTGGTGCAATGTTAAGAGATCAAGCTGAAGCCAACTTCAAAGGTACAAAAACACACATTTACATGTATAAGGGTTCAACATCTGTTCACAATCCAAATGGGCAGTTCAAAACAGAAAATTCAAACATCAACATTAAGGATGGACTATTAAATAAAGACGTATTCGCAAACAAGAAAGCGCAAAATACAGTCTTATATGCTGAGCGGGTCTATAAAACTTATGAGGCGGTTGTTTTGGGTAGGTACCACAACCCTGATGATTTAATTAGTTTTTGTAGTAAATCAATCAAGCCTAACATGCTTCAAAAGATGAGAGCTGAGTCCTGCAAGCTCCCGCTTAAACCTAGCGATAAGATAACGTTCTACACAAAATCAGAGCTTAGGCGGGGCGTACTACTGCCAGATGGCTCAAGGCAGGTTATCCCATCACCCAACATATTAGACGCGGCTGTGACTAGCTTAGACGATGGTGGTATAATAAAATTCGTG